GTTGAAGGAGGCTCTGCGGGATCGTCTGGCGCCGGCCGGTGACCTGATTACGCGGGATTCGACGTTGGAGGATTTGGCGGCGGCGTGGAAGGTGGAGATGCTGGCCGACAAGAACCTGTCGGACGGCACGAAACTCACCTACCAGGAGGCGCTGAAGGCCGTTCTGCGGGGCTTGTCTGGTGTTCGGGTAGGGGAGGCTACCCCCGCGAAACTGAACCGTTACATCCAGGCCGTGGCGAAGAAGACTCCGGGGCAGGCTCGGACGGTGCGGATCGTGTTGAAGCACATGATGTCGCATGCGGTGTACGCGGGGGCGGTGGATCAGAACCCGGTGTCGGAGACTAAGGCGATCACGCGGACTAAGCCGAAGGTGAAGGCGCTCCGTGCCGCTGACATTGCTGCGATCCGTGGCCTGCTGGAAGCGTGGGACTCCGGGTTCGACAAGTACAAGCGCCCCCGCAACGGGAGCCTGCGGGACACGATGGACATGTACGCGGCGACCGGCGCCCGCACATCCGAGGTTCTGGCGCTGCGATGGGCCGACTTCAACTTCGACTCAGCACCGCCCACCGTCACGATCAACGGAACCGTGGCGAAGAGTCTCGACGGCAAGCTGATCGTGAAGGACACGTTGAAGACGGACAAGTCTCGCCGCGAGCTCGAGCTTCCCGTGTTCGTGGTGCCGATGCTCGAGGCGCGAGCAGCACGGGCGTACACGGATCTGGTGTTTCCCTCCGCGACCGGTACGCCGCGGTGGCCTGACAACCTCCGCAGGGATTGGAAGGCCGCACTGGAGGGCAGCGACTACGCCTCTGTCACTCCTGGTGCGTTCCGTAAGGCTGTGGCGACGTTGCTGGCTGAGGAGTTGGGTGTGGAGGCGGCGCGCGACCAACTCGGTCACACGTCGTTCGGGAATCTGAAGCACTACATCGAGCAGGCTTCGCGTGGCCCGGCGTCGGCAGAGACGGTGCAGAAGCTCCTGTCGGGCAAAACCGCCACTAAATAGCCACTAACGCAGAGAACCGCCCCGTCAGTCCGGAGACTAGCGGGGCGGTTTTTGTTGATTTTCCGGGCCTGTGGGCCTGGTGGCGAGTGAGGGATTCGAACCCCCGAAGTCTAAGACGGCTGGTATGCAGTTCCGGTTACCTGGCGCTACTTGCCCCTACTGTTCCGTGTGATTCTGCGGGACGGTAACCACAGGGGGTCACAGGTAGTCTCTGAAAACAGCCACTAAACCGCCACAGACCGTACGGTAAAGCCATGGCGGACTGGCATCCTATCGAAGCGGCCGTAGAGTCCCCGACTGGTGTGTGGCGGATGGTTGCACCGGACGGCACCGCTCCAATGTCCGAGGCTGGCTCTAGACTAGAAACGGCCCGAGCGAGTGCTACCAACACTCGCCGGGCCTGACCCAATCACCTTGATCTAGCAAGGAGGGGCTCCCATGGAGCGTATCCCACTCATCCCCGGAACTCGATACGGAAGACTGACTGTCGCCAGTGAAGCACCGGGATCAAGGCTCCCCAGTGGTAAAACCCGCCGCAATGCCCGATGCGTCTGCGACTGCGGTTCAGAGACCATCGTCGCCATCGGCAAACTCCGAAGCGGGCACACGCGGTCGTGCGGCTGTATCGTTGCGGAGGTAACCGCCGCGAGAAACTGGCGGCACGGTGGAGCGATGAGGGGTGCCAGCCATCCCCTCTACGCAGTTTGGATGGCCATGAACGCCAGATGTCATCAGCCCACCTCCAACTCTTATCGGTACTACGGCGCTCGAGGTATTCAGGTTTGCGCTCGTTGGCGGGGCGCGTCCGGATTCGCCAACTTTCTTGCGGACATGGGCGATCGTCCCGCGTCAAGCGGCAGCCGACGACGCGCCGAGTGGTCAATCGACAGAGTTGACAACGATGGTCCGTACTCGCCTGACAATTGCCGCTGGGCGACGCAGTCAGAGCAGGTGAGTAACAGGCGCCGACTATGAGCGAGTGGCACCCGTTGCTGAGTGCAGTCGAACGTCCACCCGGCGTCTGGACAATGATCGACGCGCAAGGGCTCGAGTACGGGCGTATCGAACTGCGCCGGGTGATGAACGGAACCGAACTCAGATATAAGGTGATGCGGCACGGTGAAGTGTTGGGCTGGTCGACCACGCTCCGGGATGCCTGCTACCGGGTACACATGGCATTCCTCGCGGCACACGGTCCCGGGGGTGGGGCCATCGCAGACTGGGGTGAGAAGACCGGCCACCAACGACAGAAGACGCCCCGCATCCCACCGGAAAGGTGAGACGCGGGGCGTCATGAGTAATGCGTTCGATAGGTGGAGGGTCAGCCCGCGTACTTCTGAGCGAACGCGGCGATGGTGGGCGCGTTGGTCCCGATGCTGCCCGACGAGTGACCACCCGTGACGTTGATGCGCTGGTAGTCCGGGCTGGTGGCCTGGATGCCGGGCTCGAACGCATCCCAGTTCTGCGCCGGGATGACGGTCGTGTCATCCGTTGCGACGATTGCGAGCACCGGGAGCGAGCCGAACACGCGAGGGTCCAGCAACAGCGGGTCGTGACCGGCGGTCTTCGCCGCGTAGTCCGACCCATCGGATGCGATGCCGTAGGCGGTGCGGATCGTCGCGGTGAACGCGGCGTTGGCGTAGTTCGCGGCCAGGCTTGCGGTCGGCACCGATACGGCCACGGCTGTCACGCCGGGGATCGCGCCTGAGGCGAGCGTGAGCCACAGTTCGATGGAGCCCATCGAGTTGCCGTACAGGAACACCCCGCCGTTGATCGCGAAGTTCGCGACCGCGTACTGGTACGCGGCGACGTAGGCGTTGAGCCCGTTCGTTGCGCCCCACGTCGAGACACCGGGCGAGTATGCCGCAGAGACGACGATGAAACCCGCCGCCAGGAGCGCGTTCGCGACGGTCTTGCCGTTGCCGTTGTCGGCGTAGTGCGTCTCGTCCGAACCGTGCCCGTGGAACATGATCGCGAGCGGCGCACCGACTCGCGAGTCGTAGTTCACCGGCAGTGCGACACGGAACGAGTTCGTACCGTCCGCAGACCAGACCGGGGTGGCGTTGATGCCCTCGACGAGCGCGCGCGGCGTGGTCGTCGCGATGCCGCGTTTGAGCGCGACGACACCGATGCTCGCGCCGGTGAGTGCGCGGCTGTCGGAGTTGAACACGTAGAGGTTGTTGACGTTCACGGCAGACCGCTGCCAGCGTGCCCGCCACTCCTGCGAGCCGTCTGCCGAGCGGAGTGTGATCGTCGCGAACAGCTCGTCTACGACGAGCGTTGCGATGTACGTGCCGCCCGCGGCGGGGAAGCCGGGAGTGCTGAGGTCGGTTGCGGTGGCGTTGTCCCACTTCTGGATGTGGTTGCTGTTGGCGCACCGGATGTAGAGGCCGCGCGCCTGAGCACCTGCGGCGGTCGGTGCCGCGCCTACGGCGTCGCCGCTGAATCCGACGATGATGCCGCCCGACGACCCGCCGAACTTGGTGTTGATGACGAACACCGCGCGCAGGTTCTCGTTGGCCTTGAGCCCCAGCGCAAGGTTCGCACCTGACGCGCCACCAGAGCCGCCCGCCGAGAAGAGTGCCCCAGCCGAGACCTGAAGGTTCGCGCCTGCGTTCCACGCGGTGAGGTTGGCCCACGACTCCGACACCTGTGCGGCGTCATCGAAGACTGCGCGGGCGCGCGCCGCGGAACGGGCTCGGTGCTGCGCCGCTCGGGCAGAGTTCCGCGAGACGGCGCGGACCAGGCTGTCTTTTGCGAGGGCCATGTCAGTTCTCCTCCACCATCAGAGAGTCTTCGTACCGGATGATCTCGCCGTCGATGGCGTTCGCAATCGCGTACTGGTACGCGCCGGCGTAGGCGTTGAGCCCCTTCGTGGAATCCCACATGTCAGTTCTCCTCCACGATCAGGTCGTCAATTTCGCCGAAGGCATCGAGCACGACGCGGAGCCGCTGACCAGCGACCGGCGTGCCCTCTGCATCCTCGATCTGACCCGCAACAAAGGTGGCCGATAGTGCGGCGCCGATGTCCGACTCAGGATCGCTGACGTCCGACGCAACCGACGCAAGCACATTCACAACACCCGTCGCACGGGAACTGTAGAACGTGCTCAGGTTGTACGCCTCAGCAACATACGACCCCTCAGGGAGATCCGCCGAAACAACAACCGGACCCCAAGGTGACGACGGAGACCCCGCCGTAGCAGTGTCAACCTGCACGCCACCCTGGGTGATCGATACGGGAAGCCCGGCTGCGGAACCCGGGAATGAGAACTCATAAGTGGGCATCAGCAGCCTCCAGGTGTGTGGGTTAGAACCAGCCGCGGAAGAACCGTGCCAGGCCGGTTATGAGGCGGATGCTGTTGGTGGTGCCGTGCGGCGTAGGGCGGATCATGCGGCGTTGCTGTTCGTGTTCGCGACAGCAAGCGTGCCGACCGGGACACCCAGATAGGCGAGCACCGCGACCGCTGCGACCAGAACATCAGGCTGTGCGATCTCGAGCGACGCGAACGCAACCTGTGCCGCACCGGCCACGATGATCGCAACCACGTAAGCGCCGTAGATGTAGGCGCGGGCCTTCGCGTTCTTCACGATCACGCCAAGCTGCGACGCGTTAGGAATGTCAGTCATGTTTCCTCCAGAAACAGAAACGCCCCCCGAGCGGGAGGCGCGATTGGTCGTACCGTGTGGACTCATCGAGGCAAATTCACCGGCCAAATAGGGCGGGGACGGTCAGGGGTCTCCACATACCCACCCCACTCATGCAGGACATGCGCGTGGGACCGGTACGCGTTCCGTTCGTTCTCCAACGTCGTCACACGGTCCTCAAGCTTCTTCACGTCATCCCTCAACCCCTGCGCGTACGTGAGCGCCAACTGGCCGGCGTCGACCTTCGCGTTGCGCCTGTTCGTCAGCCACGTACCGAAAACGGCGCCACCAGCAGTGAGCAGGGCGGCACCGAGAATGCCAAGCGTTCCCCACACCGCTGCCGGAACCGACTCCCACAGCCCCGGGTCGGCAGCGGCAGGCAGTATGGTCTCGAGCATCAGAACGTGTTCGGAAACTCGTCGCCAAAGGCTGGCTTCTGTGCCCCGTAGATCTGTGGCATGCCAGCGTTCTTGTACAGCTCGTACTTCTCGGACGAGATTTCGCGCTTGGCTTCCTTGCGAACATCGACCAGATAGCGGCGGTACCCACCGGATGCGGGCTCGACGACCATGATGAAGAGATCCATCTTCTTGCCTTTCAAGGTGGGAACTACGGGCTTCTCGGTTGCACCCGCGGTGGATGCGCCGGATGCTGAACCGCCGCCCACATAGAGCTCGAAATCGAGGGTGGGTTGCAGCGGGTACTTACCGAACTGGTAGTAGTGGCCAGGCCACAGGGTTGTGTGGACGTGAGGTCCGCCCGTGTTCGCCGGGATGCGGGCCTCACTTGACGCGCCGAAGTATTCGGACCCGTACCCGCTGGCACCGGAGTAGCCGATGATCTGCCCGCGCCTGACATGGGCGCCCTTGTAGGTGGACCAGCGGGACAGGTGCAGGTATCGGACCCGCCGCCCGTCGTAAAGGTCGAGGGTCACGTACCGGCCCGTCGCGGGGACGATGCCACCGTCAACGGCGTAGATGACCCCGTCACCCGCCGCACGGACCGGTGTCCCGATCGGGCAGTAGTAGTCGACGCCCGCCTCACTGGACGGTGTGGTGCGGCGGGTGTGCGTGTAGTACGTACAGATGCGACCGTTGGTTGGGTCTACAGGGCGGAGGTATCCGCTCATGGTCACCTCCAGGGGCATGACGAAAGGCCCCGGTTCCTTGGGAGGGGATTCCGGGGCCTTCGTCGGTTTATGAACCTATGTGGATTTCTTCCACTGGGTGATGGTGTCCGGGCTGATACCCGCGGTCTTCGCGGTCTCACGGACACTGGACCGGGTGGCTACTTCAAGTACCACACTCCGCCAGTTCGCGTCCGCCGCGGCCTTCTGTGCACGTGCCGCCTGAATACGGTCGGCGTCTTCGGTAGTCACGGTGCCGCGTGGGTTCACTCGGCCAGGTTAGACCCGAAGTTGGGTCGGCCTCCACGAACGTACGTGTCGCGTGCGCAGACTTCGTGGCTGTCGCAGGTGGTGTCGTCATCCATGTGCCGCCAGTGTGCGGGGAAGATGCTGGTGTCGACGTCCATTGTGATCTCCATGCGTGAAGTGTACTTGTAGTCGTTACGGTTGACAATAGGTTCGCCCATGTCCACTACGAGCACGCACACCGCCCCCTGATACAGCGGACTCGAAGATTCTCAGATCACTGGATTGCGACCCAAGTGCTGCCAACCAGGAGGTAACGCTTCGGATCGACCGAGCCGGAACCACCGCGCACGATTGGGTCGTAGTCGCTGGCGGCGTTGAACGCCGGGGTCGGCAGAAAGGTAGCTGTTCCACGGTCGGCCATGTCACACCTGCTCGATCAGGACCGACGCGCCGCTGGTCACCGTGGAGAGGGTGTAAGTGTCACCGTCGACCGTCACCACGTCGCCGCGGGTGACGGCGGCATCTGCCCATGCAACCTGGAGGCCGTCGAGCTCACCGATCTGGCTGACTCCCCCGTTCACCCAAGTGATCCCGCCCATCCCAACCAGTAATGGGCTCGTCGTGATCTGGTTATCGCCATCGGATGCAGCGGACCCCACCCTGCCATTGAGCCGCATCGTGATAGCACCCACAATGCAGTGGCTTCCCCAGTTGCTGATGGTGGGCGCTTTGGGGATGCGGGTCAGGGCTGCTGAGACAGAACCGGCGCTGTTGTTCGAGGTGCGATCCGCAGCACCCGACAGTCGGGTCATAATCAGCGGGAACATGGCCGCCCCAGCATGAGCCGCGTGCGCTGCGGTGGGTGTGAAGAACCCGCAGTAGGAGACCTGCGTCGCCTCCGTGCTTGCCATCAGGATCACACGGTCCCGCGTCACTGACGCGTTGATCACGAACGCCGATGTCGACAACGGCGTATCGAGCGCCGTGAAGAGGGTGTTGTTGGTCCAGTTCGTCTCCAGCGCCTGCGCCGTCGCGCCGTAGCGGGAGTACGTGGTCGCATCCGGGGCTGTGGAGGTGCTGAAAGAGACTGGCCCTCGCAGTGCCAGGTCGCTCGCAGCGGTGTACCCCTCGAACGGTGCGAGCAGCAGAGTTGACGCGATCCCGGTTGTCGGGTATGAGATGTCAAGGAACCAATCAAGCCCGTAGGTGTTGCCCGCCGCGGCGGACTTGTACACCTTATGGGTGCGCGTCGAAATCACAACCGTGTCTTCAAGCGTCCACCCCTGCGCAAGCAGCTTCGTCGCCAGCGCCGTGTGAACCAGCGGCCCCGGGTTCGCGTCGGCCGGGATCGTCTCTTCCCAGTACGTCATGCGCTAATCCATTCGTCGCCAGAGATCGCGTTCGTCGGGTTGTCCACACCGTCAACGCCTGTGTACTGCCAGTAGTTCTTCGGAAGGGCACTGTTCCGTGCCGCCGCCTTCGTCGTGTGCGGGTTGTTCGCCGCCCCCGACGCAATCGACAGGTCCGCCTGCCAACTCGTCGCGAAGTCAGTCCCGGAGGTCTTCTTCAGCACCTGCCCGGTTGTGCCGCCCGTGGCCACACCGGGACCGGTTGCACCTGTAGCCCCAGTCGGACCAGTTGCGCCGGTGGCCCCCGTGGCGCCAGTCGCGCCGGGGTCCCCTTGTGGCCCCTGCGATCCGGTGGCTCCGGTGGGGCCAGCAGGGCCCGTAGGGCCGGTCGCACCAGCGGGACCGGTCGCCCCAACAGGGCCAGTTGCGCCCGTTTCCCCCTGTGGCCCGGCCGGACCTTCAGGCCCCTCAGGACCCTGTGGCCCCACGACGCCCGCCGGCGCGACGCCGACCGTGATCGCCGGCTGAGCAGTAACCGAAACAGTGATGTCACCCATCGCGGCTCACCTGCCCAGACAGTCGAATCTTCCCCGCCAGGTACGTGCGGTCCACGACCGTGTTCTCCAGATCCCAGAACACAGGACCCTCGAGCTCAGCCGTATCCGAACCCACAACCGACAGGTTGATGACACCCGACGCCGCAGCGGACGCATCCACCGTCAACGAGAACAGAACCTCACTCGTCACAGCCGTGTCCAAACGCACCTGTGCGCGCCACCCCGTCGTCGGCAACACCAACGGGTCACCAGACTCCGTATCCGTGATCGTCACCTGAAAGTTCGAGTCATCGCCACGATAAATGCGAAGATCCAACACCCCGGGCAGTTGGGCCAGTTCAGCCATCGCGTCTCCTCAGTTCTTCTTCCAGACGCTCGATTCGTGCGAGCAGGACGGCAATCTGCGCGGTGTGCAGCCCGAGCTTGTCGATACCCGCAGGCTCACCCTCGTCGTCAACGACGAGGAACCGTTCGGCGTCTGTCCCGACGAGGTCATCCGCCATGGGGCCAATCTGTCGGCGCCCGTCGCCAGCGATGTACTCCCACTCGAACAGGGCTGGGAACACCGAAACGAGGTACGGGGCGGGGATGATGTCCCGCTTCAAACGCCGCGCGGACGGGTTCGAGAACGTCCCCGGCACAACAACCGTCTGCGACGCCGTACCCAACATGATCTGATCGTTCGCGGTCGTCTCCGCACCAGCACCAAGGGCCACAGACCGGATATGCCCAGACTCCGCCAGGTCACCGATCGCAATGCTGTCATCGTTCGACGCGATCGCATTACGGCCTACCGCGAGGGAATGCGGGCCGCTGGCGATACAGTTCAACCCTGCCGCCATCGCCCGGATACCAGACGTCTGGGAGTCAATGCCGAGTGCGATCGAGTTCTGATTCGTGGCCTCGTTGAACGGACCAAGAGCGGTCGCGAAATCGTCCGTCGCCAGGGCGAACGGACCCACCGCCACGCTATCCTGCCCTGACGCGTCCCCACTGTCACCCAGTTGAATCGAACGTGTGCCGGTGCCGGGGTGGTCACCGTCACCACCGCTACCCGAGTAGGTGTTCACCTGCCGCAGCTCGCGCTGAAGAATGCCCAGCTCGTTCCGCTTCGCGTGATCAATCTTGCTCACGAACGAACCTCCTGCACCGTCAAAGACAACTTCAAACCGACCCCACCGGACACACCGATCAGCCGGTAATCCGTGGGGCCATCGAGCAGGAACGGGTCATCATCGTCCGTGACCGTGATCGTCGACCCCAACACAAGGTCAAGCGGGGAAACCTCCGTCGCAAGCACCGTGAACGACGGCTCAAGAGTCGGCTCCTTGAACGCCGCCACATGCTCCTTCGCCAGAGCGGCAGCATGAGGAATCGTCTTCACCATCTTCCACTTGACAACATCCTCACGAGCCGGGATGTCAGCCACCAAAGAACCGGGGGTACCGCCGACAATCATCGACGTCCCGTTCCCCGCACCAATCCCATACACGCCCGTGACCTGCTTCATGGCGTCCTCGTCGAACTCCGTTGAAGACACCGGGCACGCCGGGTCGGACAGGTCGAACTCGAACGTGCCGCCCGTCAACGCCCCAGCCCGCACAACCCACTCAAGGGTGTCCGTGCCAGACCACTGCGGCGCGAAATCGACGTCCGGGCCACCGTCCATCTCCTGCAACTCATCCAGAACATCCGCGACCTTCTGGAAGTTGAAGTTGTCATACACCGCCGAATACGACCCCGACTCAGACAGACTCGGAAGCGTCATCGGAAGCGCGTAACTCGCATACGCCAACGGCGGCGGCGGACCAGTCAGACCCGCCTCCAACACGAGACCAACCGCGGACACCAACGACTTGTTCGTGATCGTCAGGTTCCCGACAACGCCGGCCAGTTCGTCCTCCCAGTAGGAGTTCACGCCGAACGGGTAGCGGGTGAGGAACAGTGTCCGAACATCGGTGTGGTCGACAGTCAGGAGTTGCTTGTCCCGGTTGTACGAACGCCCCATGATGAGGCGCGCCGCAACAGGGTCACCCTCCCAGCAGATCACCATTGTCCGAGCCCACGGGGTTGTCGCATCCCGCAGGTCAGTCCGGGAGACAAGCCGGTCCCCGACAGGGAACGTGTGCGACCCCGCCTGACCCAGGTTCAACCAACGAGACCACGAACCCGAGGAAGGCTCGAGTTCACGGATCTTCTCACCCGTGACCGTGTCACAGAACCAGTACGACCAACTCACGGAACAACCACCTTCTCCGGATCGGGCGCCCACAACTGGATCTGGTACTCAGCAACCGACCCGTAGACGACAATCCGCAGTTGCGGCTCCCCATACCGTGAGACAACAGCCGTCTTCGCACCCTTCGGTGTCGTCACCGTGAGCGTGTCCGAACCACCATCGGCCAGGAGGGCGTCGAGGGCATCCAACGCGTCCTCGAACGCCTCCGGGTCGTCATTCACCAGCACCTTCCCGGAGATCTCCACGATCCGACCCGACAGGTACCCGGGGGTTGCGAACTGGCCGTGATGGTTAGGGCGGTCCACGTACTCACGCCGCATCGCCGCGCCCCCCACAAACCAGCCCTTCAACCCGTCCTCGGCGATCGTGTACGTCGCCGCACCCTCATGCCCGATGAACGTCAACCCCCCGACAGTCGCCTCGAGATTCACCATCAGGAAGTCCTCCGGAGCTCGAACTCAAGGGTGTGCGCCGCAGCACGACCGATCTGTGTTTCATCCATCCCCGGCTGCGGGAACACGCTCACCTGCGCGAGCGGGCCAGACGGCGCCGGCGCCGCACCCCCACCGGAGTGAAGGTTCTCGCGGAACGCGTACACGGCGTGCTGTCCACCCATCGCATCCACATCCGCAGCAGTGAGCACATGCTCGCCGTCCGAAAGTCGGTACAGGCCAGCAGAGTCATCTGTCGGTCCACCCGGGCCGGAAATCTCGCCACCATAGGCGCGACCTCCCGACGCGGCACCATCCCGCAACCGCGGCTCCGACGTAGACACCGCGATCTGCGCTTCACGCCGACGAGTAAGCCACGCCAGTTCCTTCTCGGCGGTCTCCACGCCGGTCAGTTCAACCGCAGTCTCCACGTTGTCCGGAATCAACCCCAGGTCATCCGCATAGTCCTCCGCGGCCTGCCCGGTGATACCAAACTGCTCCAACATCTCGATCAGGCGCTGGCGCCCATCCGCGATGATGGAGTTCGCGTCCTCCTGCGAACCGGTCTGCTCGAACGTTGCGGCCGACAGTTCGAGAGTCGACTCAGCGAGGTCATCCAGCGACGCCTCAGCGTCACGGCCCAACTGGGTCGTCGTGTCCAACGTCGGGATGAACCCCTCCATCGAAGCCACAAACCCGTCCAGGCTGCCGTTCGCTGCGAGGTATGCGTCCTCCTGCGGCTTGATGAACTCCTCGATCTGCCGCTGAACCGCATCCGACACGTCGTCTGTCGCCTGCTCGAACTGACGCTGCGCGTCGCGAACGCTCAAGGTGGCAGAACCGAAGTTGCGGATCTGGTCAGCCAGAGCGTCGATGTCCTCACCGGTGATCGATGCCTGACCGGCCAACGCGCGCAGCGCATCCTCGTTGTCCTTGGTGGACTCCTCGGACTTACCGAACGCCAGGTCAAGAAGTTCCTGACCGGTTGCGGCCACACCCGAAGCGGTCGCCTGCTCAGTCAGGGCCGATTTGTACGCCGGCATCTGATCCAGCAGAAGCAACTGCTGCTTCTCGGTCAGGTTCCCCGCCTCAGCGAGCAGGCGGAACTGACGCTGCGCCGCAGGCAGGTCCGATCCTGCGATCTTTCCGAGCTCGGTACCCAGAAGTTGCAGGTTCGAGATGGTCGAACTTCCAACAATGTCGCTGGCACCGGAGGCGCCGCCCCGCTCGAGCACCGCACCCAACTCTTCGAGCTGCTTCGTGGCGAGTTCAATCCCCGAGCCGCCGAACTTGCCAGCCGAGGATGCCAGAAGGTCCACCGCAGTACGCGCCGACACCACCTTGTTCGCGACTTCCTCAGCCTCGGGACCAATGTCCTTCAGTGCCTGAGTGAGAGCATCGAGTGCCACCACGCCGACCGCCAGGCCTGCAATCGCGCCGCCACCAATCTTGGCGATCATGCCGAGACCCTTGGCTACAGACTGGGTGCGGGGGCTCATCAGTTCGAGAGCCGCGTTGAACTCAGCGACCTTCGGGATCAGCAGCAGATAAGCGCCATAAGCGAGGCCCGTCGCACTCGCCACGGCGCCGATCCAGAACACGGCCTGCTGCCCCGCCGCAGGGATCTCGTTGAACTTGTCGACCAGCGTCGTGAGACCCTGCGTGAAGAACCGCAGGGGTCCGTCCGCCGCCTCCCCCATAGAGATGAGGGCAGTGTCAACGGCGCCCGACAGCGCCTCCCAGTCGCCCTTGAAGTTGTCGAGCTTGGTCGCCGCAGTCTCAGCCGCGTACCCCGCGTCATCGACCTTGTCAGTCCAATCCTTGATGCCAGACGCGCCCTCTTCGTAAAGGACTGTCGCACCACGGATCGCGTCCTGACCGAAGATCATCGCAAGAGTCGTCTGCTTCTGCTCGTCAGTCATCCCGGCGAGGGACGTCTCGAGCTCGCCCGCCAGACCGGACAGTCCGATGAACTGACCCTGAGCGTTGTAAGCCTCGAACCCGATCTGCTTCATGAGATCGCGGACCTCACCGGTGGGGTTCGCGAGACGCAGAAGCATCGTTCGGAACGACGTGCCAGCGTCCGAACCGAGGAGACCAGCCGACGCGAACGCTGACAGGGTTCCGACCGTCTCCTCAACGGAAACACCGAACTGGTCAGAGACCAGACCGGCCTGCGCAAGCGCCTGCGACATGTCGCCCACGTCACCCATGGCCTTACCCGCACCAGCCGCCAGAAGGTCAGCGACATGCGTCGCGTCGCTGCCGTCAAGCTTGAACTGCTGAAGCGTGGTCGCGGCAATACCCGCCGCCTCCGCCACACCGATACCAGCAGCAGCGGCCAGGTCAAGCGACCCCTTCAGCGCGCCGCCCAAGATCTCCGAAGCGTCCAGCCCAGCCTTCGCCAGTTCCTCGATCGCGTTCGCCGACTCCGTGGCAGAGAACACCGTCGTAGCGCCTGCCTCGAGAGCCGCGTCCCGCAGCCCTTCGATGTTGTCGCGGGCATCCTCACCAGTAGCCGCAACATTCGACATCGCCTGGTCGAACTCGGCAAACTTCGCGACCGCAACAGTCAGCCCCGCCGCAATGACAGCCCCCGACGCAAGCGCCGTGCGACCAAGCAGCGTGAACGCCTCCCGCTGATCCGCAATCTTCTGCGCCTCAGTGGCCGTCTCGCGCGTAGCCGCAGCAGCCTTCTTCATCCCCTCGACGTACTGCTGGTAGCCGATGGCCAGTTCTGCCTTGACCTGCCTAGTCATGCGCCCTCCAAGGGATGTATCTCGACCGGCAGTCCGGTACTGTTCGGTTGCATGAGGGCAAAGACCATCACCGGGGCAGCACTAATCGCGGTCGCTGTGCTGCTCGCCGGGGTGACGGTCTACATGACCCTCGGACTGGACCTGCTGCGAACCCTGTGGCTCTACGCACCCTCATGGGTGCTGCTGATCATCGGAATCTTCACGATCGTTTCTGCACGTCCCACACCAGCGAACCAACGTCGGTAGAACCGGGGTTCTCCCGCTCGTAAGTCGCTCTGGCCTGATTCAGCGCTCGCAGAGCCCAGTCCTGACGTGGCTTAGCCACAAAGTTGAACTGGTTGTCCGGGTCCGTCGCCTCCGCGATCGTGAATCCGTGCGGGCCACGGCGAACCCGCGCACGACGACGCACCTCCAGCAGCGCGGCGACATCCAACGGCGAGAACTCCGCCTCCCGGATCGTCACCGAACTCACCAGACGGTCACCGTCATACTCGTACGTCGTCACCTCAGCCGGCTCCCAACCAGAGAGCCTGCGCGGCGAGACACCTATCTCGAGGGCTAGTTCCGCTTCTTCCTGGAACCGGCCCCCGAGGAAGCTTTTCCCAGTGTGAGGATCCTCGCCGCAGGCCCCTGCTGGTTCAGTCCCCACAGTTTCAGGGCTATGGTCTCCCGCCAAGGAGAATCCAGCAGCCCGTACAGTTCGACCCACTCGCCTGCGGTGGGGTGCTCGCCGGCGACCGTGAGCTTGTCGACCGGGTAGGCGCCGGCCGCAGCGTCAAGGTTGTAGCCAAGATTCGAGTCGAGCTGCGCACCCTTGCGCGGCGGGTTGATCGCGGTGACCGCCGACCATTCCGCGCCCAGCAGTTTCGTGAACGTCAGCGCCACCATTTCGCCGCCGACAACCACGTTCGCCGAGTCAGTGACGGGTGTAGCCGCCTCCGCCCGGGCCTTCTCAATCAGATCCTGAATGCTCATGTTCTCCACCTGTCTCCACCGTGGAGGGAACCGGGCTGGATGGACGGTGGAGGAACCACCCAGCCCGGGGCTTGTTACG